AATACCTCACCCAGCGCGGCTACGAGCTCACAGATCAAGTGCTGAAAGATTTCCGAGTTGGTTATGCCACCGAAAACAACAGCATTACCAAAGACCTCGTAAAGGCCGGATACAGTTTGGAGAGCCTTGTCAAAATTGACGTTGCCAAAGAAGGTGAACACGGCCCCTACGATACCTTCCGTGACCGCCTCCAATTTCCATTCCTGGACCTGAACGGTCGCCCCACCGGTTTCTCCGGACGCATCATCAAGGCCAAAAAAGATACAGGCAAATACATCAACACTGGTGACACCCCATTGTTCAGCAAGAGCCGCGCCATTTTTGGTCTATTCCAAGCCCGTGCCGAAATCAGCCGCAAGGATAACACCTACCTGGTCGAAGGTCAATTTGACGTCATGACCTTCCATCGCGAAGGCATACAGAACACCATCGCCGGATCCGGTACCGCCCTTGGCCAGGAACAAATCAAAATGATCGCCCGTTTCACCCGCAATGTCACCACCGTTTACGACAGCGACAAAGCCGGCATCAAGGCATCCATGAGAAACTGCAAGGAATTGCTGCACGCCGGCATGTCCGTTCGTTGCATCGGTCTGCCTGAAGGTAAGGATCCCGACAACCTGGCATCCGAGATGGGAGAAAAAACGGAAAGCTGGCTGGCCACCAATACAACAGACTTCGTCACCTACTTTACCCACATCCTGAACGTCCATCCTCAAGATCCCATTTCCTCCAAAGAAGCCTACACCACCATTGCCGAACTCATTGCCGAAATCACCGACGAAACCCAACGCAACCATTACTCCAAAATACTATCCGGACTTTTCAACGAATCCGACGACCTATCCATAGCCCGCAAAAAAATACGCGAGCTCCGCCGCAAGTTCCCCAAGGCCATCGACGTGATGAAGCCCGGCATCTACGGCATCGACCAAATCAAAGCCACCCTTCCCGAATACGGCACCGTCACCATCACCGCCAACTTCGAACAGTTCATGGCCGAATACTCTGAGTTGCCTACCGTCTATATTCATGGCCGTGCCAAATTGGAACAGATACAGGAACTGCGCAATACTGCAGCCGCTTTCGAAGTCATCAACGAAAAGATTGAAAAAACAATCACCGACGAAAAAACCGAAATAGTCCTGGTCAACGACCTGCTTCAAATCATCGACGGAAAAGAATCCGACTTCATGGCCTCACTGGCTGAATGCTACCGCAATGGCATCTCCGAACTACGCATCACCGACCTGATCAACTATCTAGATGCCGACCCAAAAACCGTCGAATATACCTTTCTGAACTTCTATCTTCATCAATATTCAAAGCCCATCCAGATAGACTCCATCAATCGGACCATCTACATCGAACGCTGCTTTGACATCATCAGCTTTGCATCCGACACCGAACGCGCCGTCAATTCCAAACAATATGCAGAGCTGCTTGGCCTTACTGCTGGACAATACAAAGAGATCCTTGCACCTTACATCAACAAGCGTAAAAACCGCTTAGCCTTCAACGCACAAAGCCAGGACAATATTCTAAGCCTAACCGACCCGAATGTCAAACCCGACTATGTTGAGGAGTCCAAGGAATATACCGAGATGTACGAAAACTACGGATACTTTCCGCTGATCAACGCCAAAGGCAATCCGGTAGCCTATATGTTCAAGAACTCCAAAGGTGGCCATACCCGCGTTTCCGATTTCTACATGACGCCACTCCTTCACATCGAAGACGAGGATCCCGAACAAAACCGCCGCATTTTTCAAATCAACCGCGTACACTACCCCAACCCTTTCTACATGGAATTCAAATCAAAAACCCTGCTCAAACGCAGTTCCATGGAGGAAGTCATCATCATGCGCGAAGCCATGAACTTCGACAACGGCACCGACGACAACTGGGTACACATCAAGAGCTGCATGTCCAGAAAATACACCACCTGCCGCCCCATCAGCCTCTACGGTCAACAGACGGAAAACTTCTACGCATTCTCCAACGCCATTTACCATGAAAAAGATGGAGTCCCCGAAATTGTCCAGGTCGATGAACTTGGTGTGGCCACTCACAACGATAAGAACTACTACCTGCCCGCCTTCTCCAAGATCTACAGTGAAGCCCGTAAGGACGACGATAAGTTCGAAGCCCTCCGCAATTTCAAGTACGTCGATATCCCTGTCGAAAAGCAATGCTCCTTCAAACATTGGGCCGAACTCATGGACCAAGTTTACCACATCAACGACAACGGTAAGTGGGCACTCATCTACGCCATCATGTGCGCCTTCCGTTCCGATATCCACTCCATCGACCGCTTCTTTACCGCCCTCTTTTTCATGGGACCAACCCAGTCCGGAAAGACACAGATCGCCGTTTCAATCCGAAGCCTATACATTTTCCCTGAGATGGGACTGTTCAACCTTTGTACCGGATCCGACGCAGCCTTCTCCACGCTCATGGGTGGCTTTAGGGACGTTCCTGTAGTGCTGGAGGAATACAACAACAAAGATATCTCCGACATCAAATTTCAGGGCTTAAAATCCATCACCTACGACGGCGATGGCCGACAGAAACGCAAAGGCACATCCGGCAAGGAAATAGAAACCGACAAAATCTATGCACCGGTCATCATAGCCGGTCAGGAAACCCCACAGCGTGACGACAACGCCCTGATGAACCGCATCATTGTTTGCGAAGTTCCACGCATGGGAGCCTTCACCGAAGACGAACGTTCCCTGTTCAGCAAGCTCAAGGATTACGAGAAGCAAGGACTCAGCAACGTCCTGTTTGAAGTGCTCAAGCTACGCCCGCTCATCCGCAAGCATTTCTACGCCATGAAGCGCGAAATATCCAAGGAACTCTCTGCAGTGGTTCTCATCAACGAATCCAACGCCTCCGGAGATATGGTCCGCATCGTCAACACCGTCACCCTGTTCTTGGCCACACTCAAGATCATCACTGAATATGCCAAACACCTGGTGCTGCCATTTACCTACGATGAGTTTTTCAAACTGGCCGTCAAGAAAGTTATTTCCCAAGTCGAACTCATCAGCCATTCCGACAAGCTTTCCACCTTCTTCAAAGCCATGGGAGTCATGCTCTACACCAAGACCATCATCCCCGGACGCGACTTCAGTATCGAAGAGCCTGCCAAACTCACCATTAAGCTTCCCGGCAACGAAAAAAAGGAACTCACCATGCCTGCTGGCACCAAGGTTCTATTCCTCCGCGTCTCCAACATCCACACCCACTTTGCACGCAGTTCCTACAACACCGAGAATGCCTCGCAAACCACCATCGACCAGAACCTACGCTCATGCCCGGCATACATCGGCGCCATCAACTCCCGCCGATTCAAATGGCGCGAAGTAAACCAGGTACCTGCAGGCGAAGTTTCCAAACGCGAGAAGGACGATGAAACACCACTCAACATGACCATGATTCAAGTCATGAAAGAACAAGTCGAAATGGCCTCCTGCATAGCCCTCGACTACGCCACCTTCCGCAACCTGTACGATCTCGACCTCGAACGCACAGAACTCCCCGAAACCAACAACGAACCCATAACCGAAGATTTACCCTTTTAAAACCTACACACAATGAACGACTTTTCAACCCTCGAAAACATCCTCACCAACCCTCGCTTCCCAATCGAAGTCGACCTCTATCTGTCTCAAATGTCCCTTCACCGCGACGAAGCCCTTCAAAAGGCCAACGATGAAAACTTCAAGAACAAAAGCCTGGTACCCGCCAAACTCAAACGCGGTCCCTACAACGTTCTGGAATCCCGCAAACTCCTCGACTCATCCACCCTCATCCCTGAGTTTCGCAAAGTAGTGGACAAAACCACCACCCTCTCATCCAACGTCCGAGACTTCATTTCCGAAATCATGCGCATCTCCGCCCAACACATGATCATCTACTACCACACCCAAGCCGATGCCCTCGCCAAATCCGAAGCTGCAGCTGCAGCAATACCCAAGAAACCCCGCGCCAAGAAAACCACAACCCTTAAAATCAAAGAATCATGATACTCGGATTCAAAACCCAAATAGAAGGCAATCCCACCTTCTTCGTCGAAAAAATAAGAGCCTGCGTTTCCCCCATCAACGAAAAGACCTGGACACCCAAGATCCACACCATTCGCAAAGGCAATCGTTGGAAAGCCGGCATAAAGATGCAACTGGCCATCGGCGTCAGAACCAAGGATTATTACCAGTTCAATACCGGAGAATACGCTGCACTCGATCATTGTGTATCTGTCCAACATATTCAAATTGATAATAATTCAAGAGTTGGAAAAAGGATTTTTGTTGAAGACGATACTGACAACATTTTTCCTAAGCGACTCTCTGAAAGTGAAATCGAACAGCTTGCTATCAATGACGGATTCAATTCTGTAGATGCATTCTGGAATTGGTTTTCTGTAAGCTTCATTGGCCAGATCATTCACTTCACCGATTTCCGCTACTAGCCATGACCTGCCCAATTGACGGATCCACAATGCAGAGAAAGCGCACCACCAAGGAGAGCCAATCAACACCTGACTTATTCATGTATTACTGCACATGCTGCCCTTACGCTACCATTGGCGAAACCAGACATGACAAGGCGGTAAGAACCGGAAAACGATCAAAATCTTACGATAATAAACAACCTTTTAACCAACCATTATTATGAAAAAAGAAAACGTATCCCTTTCACTTGAGCTTGCAAAAGTTCTGTACAAAACCGCCTCTCCGGAAGCCAAGAAAGAACTCGAAGTTCTGTTCGGCAAGGAAGCCCTGTCTGCACCGTTCATCGAACGCGTCACCTGCATCGAAGACTGCTTTGAGGAAGCCGAACTCCCGAACGTTGACGACCTCTCCGAAATCCCTGAAGAATTCCACGAATGGCTTATTGGCATCTATCGTGGCGCAGTCGTAGCCAAAGCATTCAACGGATCTGAACGCTTGAGTATGAGAAACCCCGACCAAAAACGCTACCAGGCATGGCTTAGGTGCTCCCCGTCCGGGTTCTCGTTCGACGCTACGGGTTACAGCGTTTCGAATGCGCTTGCGGGCGACGCCTCCCGCCTTTTGTTCCTGGACGCAGCGTCCGCGAAGAAAGCTTTTGAAATAGCTCCCCAAGTTTACGAAACCATCGCTAACCAATAATCGCCGAAAGGCACAACACAAACCCATCATGAAAAAAGACTTTTTAAAAATCACAACATTCGAAGAAATTCTTCAAGTAACCGGTCGTCCAGCAGTCCCCGAATTCAATGAACTGCCGGAAGATCTTCGCGCTCAGCATCAGAACCACTACATGCAAATCTGCATTGCCGAAGCCGCCAACGACGGTGTCAAACTCGACTGGAACAATCCCAATCAAAAGAAGTACGTTCCATACTTTTGGTGCTCCCCTTCCGGGTTCTCGTTCCACGGTACGAATTACAACGCTTCGGATGCGAATGCGGGCGACGCCTCCCGCCTTTGTTTCGTCAAACGCGAACACGCAGCACACGCGGGCATCACCTTCCTCCCGATTTACAGCGACGCTTTGACAAAATAAGTCAACCGGCTGTTTGCCTTTGAGGTGCTCCCCTTCCGGGTTCTCGTTCAACGATACGAATTACAACGATTCGAATGCGAATGCGGGCGACACCTCCCACCTATGTGAAAAGAAATTCAAAGGCAAAGACCATGCCCCTCGGCAAAAGACAAATCATTCAAAAGGTGCTGGTAGCGAAAGCGAACGCTCCGAATAGAAAACAAAGCAATGAAACGAGTCACCAATCTTTACGATACCATCTGCAGTCTTGAGAACCTTCGTCTGGCCTACCACAAGGCCAGACAAGGCAAGGCTAAAACCTACGGCGTCCGGATCTTCGATAAGGCAGCCGAACCCAATCTGCAGCAGCTGCACGCAGATCTCACGCAGGGCACCTACCGCACATCCGAATACAGCATCTTCACCATCTTCGAACCCAAGGAACGCATCATCTACCGCCTCCCGTTCCGGGACCGCGTAGTGCATCACGCCATCATGAATGTCCTGGAGAATATTTGGGTACCAATCTTCATCAACAATACCTACGCATGCATTAAAGGTCGTGGCATCCACGGCGCACTTAAACACCTCAAGCGCGACCTGAAGGATGTGACCGGTACCCAGTATTGTCTCAAGATGGATATCCGTAAGTTCTACCCAACCATCGACCACTCCATTCTAAAAACCATCATCCGGAAGAAGATCAAAGATGAACGCCTACTCATCCTGCTCGACGAGATTATTGACTCAGCACCAGGCATTCCGATCGGCAACTATCTGTCTCAGTTCTTCGCCAATTTGTACCTCTCGTATTACGATCATTGGCTCAAGGAAGAGTTGCAAGTTCGATACTACTACCGGTACGCCGACGACATGGTAATCCTCCACCAGGATAAACAATACCTCCATGATTTGTTGGCCGAAATCAATACGTATCTAACCGTGGAACTAAACCTTCAGCTGAAGCGCAACTACCAGGTCTTTCCGGTCAATATCCGAGGCATTGACTTTGTTGGGTACGTTTTCTTTCACACGCACATCCTCATGCGCAAATCGATTAAAAAGCGCTTTTGTCGCCGTGCTGCCAAAATCAACAAACTCACTCTGGATCCATCCGATTACAAACAACGCATTGCCTCCTGGCTCGGCTGGGCCAAGCACTGCAATTCAAAAAACCTTATCAATACCATTCTTGACCATGAGAAAATTTTCTGAACTCAATATCAAACCAAAAGACGAAGTCAAAAAGTTCAATGTCCCCACCGCTTCTATCCAGGAGCTTGTTAATTGTGAAATAGAAGTGAGCGATTTTGTCGGAAACATTACAACACCCCACGGAACCGATCGATACATCATCCTGTTCAACCTTTCCGGAGTTGCCCGCAAATTTTTCACCAACTCCTCCCAAATAAAGAACGCCCTCGACCAATGCCACCCCGAAGACCTACCCTTCACCACCATTGTCAAGGTCATCAGCTTCGGTACCGGCAGAACATACGAATTCACTTAATTCGAAGTTTTTATGCAAACAGTCAATAGCCTCTCCGGAGGAAAAACTTCATCCTATATCGCCATGAATTATCCAGCAGACATCGAGATATTCGCTCTCTGTTGTATTGATTGCCATAATGCAGGTAAGAACATTGACAAAGCAATGAAGCAGAAGGTTAATGATAAGCTTCAGAAGTATAGTTCTCATTGGCCGGAGTTCGTAGCCACATCCGAAGACCCCAAGATATTGAAGGTGATGTTTGACCTGGAACAAATGATAGGTCATGAAATTGTATGGGTTCGTGGAATGGGATGGGAACAGATGCTTACAATGAAATCCGCGATCCCGAATATGGCCAAACGTTTCTGTACCACAATCCTGAAAATGCAACCAATTTTTGAACACTTATTTCTATATTCTGAATTGCCGGTTAGAATGAGAATAGGCTATCGTTTTGATGAGATGGAACGCGCTGATCACTTTGATTCACATTATAAGAACGCCCAAAGTTGCCAATATCGCCCCAATTCAAATACGTGGATTCATCGTTGGACTGACACCCTTTGGAGGGTTGGAGAGTTTCCCCTTATCGACGACCGAATCACACACTATCAGATCATGAAGTATTGGGAGCATAGCAACCTTGATTTTCCGCAAGACTCCAATTGTCTTAATTGTTTCTGGAAACGTCCAGAACAGCTCCGTAAGAACTTCGATACAGAAAACGCTATTATGCAATGGTCTAAGATTCAGGAAGACCTCAGCGTCCGTTTTACAAAAAAACACGATAGGTTCTATACATTCAAGGATGACTTGAGTCTCACACAAATTGAACGAATGAACATTCAATCAGAATTCGTGTTTGGGACCGGTTCCGGATGCCAGGCAGGTTTTTGTACAGATTAGTGCACCCTACATTTCCAACATTAAAGATAGAGCCACCAGCATCCCGCTAGGTGGCTCTATTGTTTTCCACCGCCAGGTCATTTCAACATTTCCACCGTCAGGTGTATCCTTTATTTTCTCCTTTTTTCATTCTGTAGAACCCTTCCAAAAAATTTCCCCCGAACCCCCAATTTTACAATAAGAGGCTAAAAGTAAATAATGTTGTTTTTTGCATTCCAAAAATACAAAACTACCGTCATACAGTCATACAGTCATACAAGTAATATAATTTTTTAAAAAGTTATTATATATATAGCAGGTAATCAGGCAAATATGCCGATTCTTTTTTTTCTCATTTTTTGTATGACTGTAGGTTTCTGTATGACGCTGTATGACGGAGTAAAATGCACCCTTTCAGAGATTTAAAAACCTGCGTCATACAAAAAACCCATTTGTATGACGTGTATGACGCCATTTCTACACTTTTTTGCAAAAAATATTTTGCTATGTCGCAAATAATCAGTAACTTAATATTACTTGTATGACTGTATGACTGTATGACGCACATATAAGCACTCCGACCTAAAAAAAAATAAAAACACACAAAAAACCATCAAAACAGTGATTACGACCAAAATCAAAGTAAAACCTCACTTGGCCGAATATTTGTACGGAAAATACAATAATTGCGACTCCAGGTGTCCCATCAACCTACCCGAATCCGATGACCTGTATCACCTCATGTGGCAACTCATGAAGAAGCGTCCCAAGAACGCTACCCCAGTTGACGACGGAAACCTCTGGCTCAATCTCGAAGAGAAGCATAAAGGCAAAGATCCCAACGTCTATAATTTTCTTGATGCCGGATCCACCATTATTATCGAATCCAAAATAGAAGCCCTGTTCTTCCTGGAACTGCACCAGCGCACCGACGAGAATAGGAGAGAAGGTTTCCCAATAACAACACAACAGGTAGTTTACATGATGTTGTGTGAATATGGAATCGAAAGCATAACCGAAGACGCGCTTATTAAAAATGATTACCGGTGGCAGGCAAAAGTTCGCCGAAACAAAAAGAGGCGTGCATATAACCGTAATAGTTAAATGATGTTAAAATAGACATAAAAAAATTACCCCTAAATACCCCCCATTTTGTCCATCAAATGCGTAAAAAGTGCGTAAAAAGTGTGCAAAAAGTGCGTAATACTTAAAAATCAATTAGTTATGAAAGAGTTTAGCAACATTATTAGCGTCTATCCCGTGGCCGATCTTACAACAGAATCACCTCGACCCTGGGAAGCCGATTTGGTAGGAACACATTGTTTCACTGCCGACGATTTTTTGTTTGATCCGGTACCCTCACAATCCGAAGCCGGTACCATCTTCGATGCCAATAAAGAATTGACCATCGAAACCCCCTCCGCCACCGAACTCGCTCGATTTTCCTATCCGGTTAAATCCATCGTAGTCATTCGAGATACCGACTCAGTCAAGTACATCATTGGATCAACCCGACTTCCTGCCACCGTTCAAATTCAAAAAGGAATCCAAAAATCACGACTAATTATGGTTGCAAAATTGTTGCAAAGCCCTTTCTAGACAATATTTCCGTCCTATAATAGCCCACCTCATACGAATAGCTTTGCTTCAAATCGTACGAGATGGACCACACCAATACCTCTCCAGCAAGTGATATCATTCCGTTTCTCTTGTCAGGAAACCAATTCATCACACGTGAATCTTTAAGCGCGTTGATGATTCAGTATGCGCCAGCCATAAAAAATGAGACATTATTTTTTGGACTGGAGAAACCAAAAACCTACGCCGAAAAAACGAATGAGGAACTCCAGGCCCTAATCAAGCAGCTGGAGAAATCGTGCGATGTTGAACCAAACATCACTGACGATTACAGCAATCTGGACATTCCCGAAGGATCCATTGCTTACCATCGCATTTTTGGAACCATCCTTGCAGACTCCTACTGGTGGTTCTCAACCATGCGCTTCGAGCGAGATCTAGTTGCTGCCGAAGCCAATTCACAAATTGCAGTTCATTTTTTGCATATCAACTCCGGAGGCGGCGAAGCCTATTACCTGGATCAGATATCCAAAACACTCAAAAACTGCGTCAAGCCAATTTTTGTACTCATCCAACGCACTTGCGGATCTGCAGCCTATTATATAGGTTGTCACGGTACCGTCATCAAGTCGCTCACCCAAAACGACATTATTGGCTGCATTGGCACCATGGTCGCATTTTGGAACACCGACAAGTACATGGAGAATGAAGGATTTGTAAAAATTGAAGTGTACGCCACCCGTTCCCCCCTCAAGAATAAAACCTTCAACGAACTCTGTGACGGCAAGCCTGCAAAATATCGCCAGGACATGTTGGATCCACTTTGCGAGCAATTCATCGCCGAAGTTCAATCCACCCGCCCCATCATCGCCAAACATCCCGACGATCATCCCATCCTCCAAGGCGAAACCTACCGGGCCGAACTAGCCCAGGCATCCGACAACGGACTCATTGACGGCATCACCACCATCGCCGAAGCCATCCTCGAAGCCCACAATCTTGGACAAGACTGGCTCAACACCCGCACCATCAGAAATGGCATTACAAAACTCCTATAATTATTAACCCATCTAATTTCAACAAGATGAACAAATTCCAGAAACAACTTGCCGCAATCTTCAGCGCTCTCAGTTTCACCGACAAAGCAAAAGACGGTACCCTGAGCGAAGACGATTGGAAGAAAGTTTTTTCCGATTACAAGGAAAAATACGGCACGGACCTGAAAGCCGATCTTCAGGAAAACCAACGTCTGGCAGCTCTTGAGGCTGAACAGAAACAGATTCTTGACGTGATCAACGCCGCCACCGGCGCTCCCGAAGCACCCGCTGCTGAAGGTACACAACCTGCTCCCGCTGCTGAAGGCGGAGAACCAGCTGCTCCTGTAGCTGCTCCCGTTGCAGAAGAACTTTCCCCAATTGCCAAATCGATCCAAAACGTTTTCACATCCATGCAACAACAGATTGACAAAATGGCTGCCGGTGCCAAACCTGATGTTCCAGCCGGTGCAACCGTTCTCCAAATCACGGCCCAAGGCCCTGGCACTACCGAATCTCATTTGTTCGGTATCTCTCACCCCATGTTCTCCCTGGGAAGCCGTTGGAATAAAATTGCACAAAACCCTTCCTACGCCATTATCAATGAGCCGGACGAAGACGTCGATGCAAAAGCATTCCAGTCCGAACTGGTCAAGTACAGCAAATCTTTGGCACAGCGTTACACACAGCTGCAAAAGGATGGCCGCTTGGATTCCAAAGTTCTGAGCACCAATTTTGGTGTTACCACTACAGGTCTGGCCGATGCCGGTCTTGGAAATCAGTACGTGATCCGCCGCCAGGACGCTTTGATCGCCCGCATTCTCGAAATCAAGAGTGTTGACGCCCTGTTCCCCGTTCGCTACGGTGTTCAAGATCGTGAAATGATCACGAACGCATTCTTCTCCGAAGTTTCTCAAGCATACCAGGAAGGTGAAATCTGGAAAGGTAGCATGACCCTAGAACCCGAATTCGGACACGTCGATGACGGTATGGCCAAATTCAAGTTCGGCTCGATGAAAGAAATCGAACGCCTGTACATCGGTTACCTGAACACTTCCGGTTCCGATCCTATCAAGTGGGGCATGATCGAATTCATGTTGCTCAACATGTACCTGAACATGGCAAACGAATACAACATTCGTCGCATCTTCGGTATCTACGTGAAACCCGAATCCGGAGTAGCCGGTTCCTACCTGAATGCCGGTACCGGTGTGTTCTACACCCTGATCCGTTACATCCACGAAAACAAACTTCTGCCCAATGCCGATGCTGCTTACGCAACATACGACAATACCGACATGCTTGACACCGTCAAGGATATGGTCGAAGAAGTACGTACCCATTTGGCTGCCGGCCAGAACATGAACGGACAAGCTGTTCACCTGAACGAAAACCATCAACAATGGTGGATCAACAATTGCCGTACCACCTATGGCAAGGACATCGACTTCCAAGGTCCCAACAGCTACCTCAACGTAGTTCCCGACACCAAGGTTGCCATCGTATGGGTTCCAAATATGGATCAGTCCAAATTCATCCTCATTCAACGTCCTGGCAATTTGCAAGGTCTTGGATTCGTACCAGGTGAAATGTTCGCTGTGAAGCTCAAAGAAGACATGGAACTTGTCAAAGGTTGGTCTACCTGGAAAGAAGGTACCTCCGCATCCTTTACCGGTCGCCGCTTCACCACGGCTGCAGCCTTGGTTGCCAACGATTATGCCATGCAGCAAATTTACATCAACAAACCGGCCACGGCCATTGTTCCTGATGCAACCACTGCCAACGCAAACCTCAACTTCTGGTTTGTTACCGGTATCAATACCCAAGCTACGGCTCTGACCGACCTCACCAACGCAATTGGTGGACCGGCTTACATCATCGAATGTGGTGACGTCGTTCATCCGACCACCATCGCCAAGGCTGCCAAGTTCTCCGAACTGACTGCTGCCTATACGCCCACCGCTGTAGGCGACTACATCATGGTCGTTCTTGCATCTACTGGCAAGTTCCTCGAAATGGAACGCTGCGTAGGTGGTGTTCGCACCGTCAACCCGTTGTTGCAACCCAACGTTCCGGGAGCACGCTAGATTTTTTTAACAGGGAGAAAGCTTTAAACGCTACTCCCTGTTATTAAAGTTTTGCCTGCCTTTTCTTAAAACCGTAAAGTCAATAATCAATAAAACATTTGATATGAAACCCATTCAAATTCTCAGAGCCCATCAAAGAGCCAAAGCCGCCGATCAGAAAAAGAAGACCGGCTTTGTGCTGTTCCTTTTAGCCTTCGTGGCCGTGATCGCTGTCATCGGCATCTTTGTCGATCCTTTGTTCTCCACCACTGGCCTGCACATGTTCGCCGGATCCGGTTCGTTAGCACTCATGATGGGCATCGGTAATGTCGACGACATTTCCGATATGTACACCACGGGTGAAAACATTGTATTTCAGGTATATCTCATTGATGTAGCCGAGCAAATCGATAAGTCGCAAGCCTTCCCTTTGCCCAACGCTGCGCGAGAGGTAGGTCAAATACCGATGTCCGCCGGTCAATATATGAAATACATGGAAGCCCATTCTATTCCAACCTACAATGGAAAGGGAGACAAGGGTGATGTGACAAATTCTGGCACAAACTCCTTAGTCATCATCATGGGTGGAATAAGAGAGCAACTACTTAATTTCTGCGAAAGTCACCTGGGGAACAAGTTCATTATTCTGTTCCGTGAAGTAGGCGATACCTCATGGAAAATATTGGGAAGCCTTGATAAGCCAATGACGTTCAAAAACTTCGATGCTAAGAACGATAAGGATGGCCGTTACGTTACGTTCACCTTCGAACGTTCCAGTATTGTTCAGTATCACACTTATGCCGGCGCACTCGTTGTACAGGCACCAGCTGTTCATACTGTTGATGCCACGACCTTGGCCATCGCTTCCGGTCAAAACAATTACTCCATTCCGGATGGATCCGCCGCTACATACGGTATCAATGCCATCTCTGGCATCACCGACAGCGACAAGGGCCGCGTAATCACCCTCAAGGGAACTGGAACCACCAAGTCCGCAACCATTGGAGACAACACCGTCTTCGTTCTCGAAGGTGGCGCTACATGGACCGCCAAGGCTGGTTCTTCCATCTCCTTCCGCATCCTTGACAGCACTACGCTGGTAGAATGTGGCAAACGTGTACAAACCGTTTAAACCCCTTGATCATGTATCGTTTCAAAGAAAAAAACAAACTGTACTATGATCTTCAGAACGCTGATTTCGCACAAGCAGATCTCGACCTGCTTTGCGAAATCAGTCCTGCTGAACAAGTCATAGAACGTGCAAAGCGCAATCCACAGCGCCATTGCAACGAAGTGCTGTACCGCCTGCTCGACCTGAAGACCGCCGAAGAAATCCGCCTGCACCGTCGTAGTGCCGCACCTTCCAAGGATGACGCTAAAGGTCCCGCCGATGAAGCCGCTGCTATTGCTGCCAAAAAAGCAGAAGCCCTAGCAAAAATGCAGGCTGGAAAAGCTGCAAAAAAGGCTGAACGCGATGCCGAAAAAGCCGCTGGAAAAACTGCCGATCCGAAAACTCCGAAAGTACCAAAAGCCAAAGCTGAAGTAAAAAAGGAAGATATCAATATTGGCAACGTTCCTTCAGCTCCAGTCGACACCGAAAAAAAAAAGTAGTGCCCTCCAAAAAGAATTAGAGTATCCAGAAATCCACTGGACACAAATTCTTGATAAGGACGTTCAAACCGCTATTCTAATCTATAACGACAGGGTAAACACCTATCGTGCAATGAAGGTTCTGGATCAGGAATTCGACAGCCACCCTACAGACGTGAAAGTTTTGAAGATGGTCGAATTGCGAAACCAGAACCTTCAATGCTTTAAAGAACTAGAGCATTTCAACAAAACAGGCAAATGGCTTTACATCCATCCGCTTATCATCCACCAGTCCGAATACAACCAACTGGTTGCCCTACGTCGTAAGGATCCGCAAGAGTTCCTCCGCCAGTACGTGGCCACCGATGGAAATGTTAAACGCTATACATCCTACGGCAAGTCACCTTCCAGAGAACCAAAAAGAAAAACCGACAAACTACACCTACAAGCGCACATCGACCGCGCCAACATATTTAAATCAATCCTAGAAAATGAAGACACCCATTGAAATCCACAATCTTGGCAACCTGCCCGTCGCCCCGCTTGACGAGTTCTACGATCTGCAGGAAGACTTTAAAGTTACTCCAAGCGTACTCCGATTTATTACCAGGTTCCCGGAGCAACCAATCCGCCTGATCAGAAACGGTGTTACCCTTTCCGAAGAACAAACTAAAGCCATCATGTATGCCAACGCCTAAAAAAATAGAAAGCGCGAGCATGGCTCCATTCGAGCAAATAGGAGAGGACTACATCGCTCAAGTGCGTGCTTTTGGCGCATTGGGCTATTCTCCCGACCGCATTGCCACCATGCTTTCCATTACCGGAATGAAACGCACCTGCCTAATCATGCGCATCACTTCACCTGGTGACACTTACAACACCGCTTACTTCAACGGCAAGTCCATCGGTGAATACAACATCGATGCCGAGCTGGCCAAGAAAGCCGAGAAAGGCGAAGTGGATGCCATCATCCTCCAACAACAGCGCAAGGATGAACGCCAGGAACTAGACCTGCGCCGTGAACTGTTTGGATACTAATACACCTAGCCATGACTACGACCGACAAACTCAGCACCTTTCATCCTGACCTCATCTCCAACTTTCTTGAGACCGGAAACAGTTCAGGCATTCCAAAAGAGATCCAACTATTCCTGAAGCAAATCCAGTGGGCCGCCGAGATCTATGAGTACGAACGCAACATCACCCGCTGTGCCAAGAAATTAAAAGCCCGAATTCTAGCTGAGCAAGGTGAATATGTGGATGTACGACTGTGCAAATCCCGTATCTACTCTGCTATCGATTACTTTGACATCGACTGCAACATTGCTCAGAAGGTTTGGGAAAGCAATTATGCTGATCGGTACGAGAACCTCACAACCATGTGCATATCCAAGGGAGATTACAAAACCGCTAAACTATGCCAGGATGCCGCACTCGAATGCCGTCGTCGTTCCTCTGCCATTGCCGAAACCGAAAAGAACTGGGCACCAGTATTCCTTATTAGCAACATCCTTACCGCCGATGACCTAGGCTTCGGCAAAAAGAGCCTGAAGACCATCGCTCGCAAGCACGAAGACGCCTTCTACTCACAGCTTATAGATTCCCTTACCAGCATTGATAAGGACGAGAAGGCCCGCCTGAAATATGACGCCGATATCATTGAATTGGAACTCGAAGAAACAACCGACTAATGGAAAACGAAATAGATTCTATCCAGGGCTTTGAGGATTACTACATGAACTCCATGCAGATCCGTGCCACGCTCATTGACGCCAACATCCTTATTGCTGAGGTAGCACGCGCCGGTGGGAAAACGGAAGGCATCACCGGTCCGCGCAGCATCCGTGTGGCCAACGACATGCCTGGTGAACTTGGCTTCCTGGTTGCGAAAACATACGTATCGCTACTTTCAAATATCTGGCCGAATATCTCAGCCTACTATGCCAAGCCCATCGACGGTGGCCGTCGCTCCATGCTCGAATATGGAAACGACTATATTGTTGGGGAGGCAAAAATTCCGTCTCACTTTAAACGCCCTCGCTATCCGATCAGCTACCCGAAGCACAGCATCCTATTCCGTAACGGTTTTCACCTGCAGATGGTTTCCAGTGACCAGCCGGAATCTGTAGCCGGTCGATCCGGTGTTCATGCCTTTGTCGAAGAAATGAAACACAACTCCGGAGAGAAACTGAAGACCAGGCTTTTTCCATCTCTTCGCGGCTCCTCCGCAACCATTAGGCAGTCCGCTTACTATCAAGGTATTACTGGCGTCAGTGATACGGCCCGTGTGGATCTAGGAGAAAACAATTGGTTTGAAGACTATGAAAAGAACGTCGATAAAGATCTGATCGATGAAATCGCAACGGTGGCCATGACCGTCAACAACGCCCAGGTCGCACTTTTCAAGATTGAACAACTGTTCCATGCCGAAAAGAATCCGATTGTCCTGGAGAAACTTCGACTGGAAAAAGAAAAAGCAAAACGTCAACTTGTGCGTTGGGCCCCGCGCCTGGCAGACATGCGCCGGAATGCGACCTATTACATCCGTGCCAGCTCGTTTGTAAATAAGGAATTCTTAGGCCCTAAGTTCTTCAAGCAACAATACGACCTACTCGACCCGGATGAGTTCCTAACGGCCATCTGTGCCATCCGTAGACGTGCGGTAGTGAACCGCTTCTTTGCCAACTACAATCCAAGAGTACACCAATATCAAGATTCCTATAAATACTCAGGTATAATGACTTGGGATATTTCGAACACCTTCAGACTGACAGCCCATTACCTGAAGTACTATGATCCATACGAAGAAATAATCATCGGTTACGACCCAGGCAATTTCTCATCCATGATCGTTGCCCAGGAGAAACCCGACAAAAACCAACTCAGGGTACTGAAGGAATTTTTCTGTTACTCGCCAAAAGATCAGACCGACATTGCCCGATCGTTTCATGAGTTCTTTGGTGAAAATGCTAAGAATAAGAGAATCAGATTATTCCATGACCGCGCAGGAAACAAGCGTCGGGAAGAATACGAACAGATCACAACCGACGCCCGCATCCTAAAGCGCGAACTGGAAGGCTTTGGATTCAATGTCGAACTTCAGAACGAAGGGCAGTCCACTATTTATCACTGGATGCAGTTCAAACTTTTGCTTTTTCTATTTGGTGGCCGGTCCAACAACATGCCAGACGTTTTGATTGACGAAAACGAATGCCCGAACCTATGCAGCGCCATCATGATTTCACCTATGAAAAAAACGGATGGAAAGATTGAACTAGATAAGTCATCAGAAAAAAAAATACCATTTAATAAGCAAGCCGGACTCTCAACACAACTTCCATCGGCAGCGATCTATATGTTTTTTGGCCTTTATGGCGACCGGCTACCTGCTGAATTTTCCAATATACCTGATAATTTACCCGATTTAGGCGCTGTTTAAGTATAAAAAACAGATAGGCAGATAGTAATATCTAAACCGTCGGTTTGAATCCGGCAGGCGTTTGACGGCGGCCAAACGCGCAAGGTTTTCACTTTCAGCAGTTCAGCATACTGAAAAATATTTTTTAAATATTCATCAGACAGCTGACAACACGCCCCGCTGTCTCGCGGATTTGCGTTGCAAAAGGCAAAAAGCTCGGAAATATGACGTGGAGCCCCAATGCCCCCGTCCTTTCCACGAAGCCGGTCGATATATACTTTCGATGCATGGAAAGTGAAACAGAAATGAAGGGAATGGATGCATTGTCACTTGCCCATGAGATCTCGAAGATCCCGGACGGCACATTCACGATTGCATTCTTCACATGTTCCAGGAGTAAGGGCAAAGCATCAAGCAAGCTTACGGTCAAAGAAGGTTGTAAGACCAGGGCACAATTGCCAGATGAAGTCTTCGATATTGATAGTGACAACTTCTTTCTATTCACCGATTCAGAGGGCAATCCTAAAATGTGTTATCGCATTTTGATACGCTTCATGGGGTTCCCTCAAGATAAATTCAAACTAAGAAAAACCCGGTTCGTATGAAGATGAAAGATTATGATTCTCAAATGATTGGTAACCTCGGCGCCTACGTCGATGAACATAACACCTTCTCTTTTCAGATGGGTTCCAATCCTTCCGGAGCGTTCGATCCTGGCTTTGAACTGAATCAGTCATTGATAGGCGAACAACAAACATGGCTCACTATCAATGGCTATCAGGTTGCTGCACGTGGATCCAACAATGCGTTGGTCGAAGAGACAGAGCGCGATATCGAAGCCAACCGCTTGCTTCCACGGCTGTACAACAAACAAATGACCATCCTCTATGGCAATGGCCCAATGCTGTACAGAACCAGCATTCAGAACAATAAGGTGGTTAAGCAATGGGTTGAGAATAAAGAGGTCTCCAGTTACTTTGATCGTTGGATGCTGAATGGTATGGAACAATCCATCAATGATTTCTGTAAGACCAATGCAAAAAACTACTACTACTTCAGGGATTTCTTTTCCAAAGCCAGGATGTCTTATGGCTCTTCAATAGGTAAGATGCCAATTGCAGGGCTGGAAGCTATGGAAAATAAGGACTGTCGCCTTTGCACAAGTAGAATGGACGTTGCCACAACACTCATGCAGTATCGCGATCTTCGTCAGATAGCAGTTGGACCTTGGCAGTTTGGTGGCATCAACTTCCAAATATATCCTCGCTTTGATATCCGCGAGCTTTCCAACTACAATTTTGCAGCCATATCGCACCATCGTGAAAAGTCTGTTGGTGATTTCTATGGCAACAATGAAACGCACCAGGGAACACGTTCATATATCAGGGGAGCCAATCAGAATGCAGACTACATCAATAGTTTCCTCAAAAACTCCCTGGCTGCAAAGCTTCATATCATCATCCCGGACAGCTGGATGGAACAGAAGCGCAAACAGATCACCAATTTGTGTAATGAGAATAAGAAGAGAGCAGCTCTAATACCCCCTCTTGCTGCGGTCAAATACAATGATATTGAGATAGGTACCGACTTTCGGGAGTCTTCATTGATCCAATACGTCAACCAGGAACTGCGTAAGCTGTCGGCCTACCTATCTGGTACCGAAAATCAAGGTAAAGCCTGGGCAACCTATTCACACCGTGAAGGGCAGAATAAGGAAGAAGATCGATGGAAAATAGAGAATATTGACATGAAGTATAAAGAGTACATAGAAGCGCTGATCACCTACGATAAGCGTGCCGATGAAGTGATAACGACTTCCGTTGGACTTGATGCCTCTGTCTCCGGAATCGCCAAAGATGGCATCATCAGTAAGTCCGGATCTGATCTTTACTACAATTATCTGATCTACTTGCTATCCCTCACCCACGATGATGAGAAGGTCTGTGAACCTCTTAATCAGGTTTGTCTGCAGGGAAACTTCCCTCAATTATATGCTGAAGGGTATCGCGTTGGTTTCTATCGTGAGGTTCCGTCCCGTCAGGAAGATGTGTCACCGGCTAACCGCCTCAATACGCAACAACCATGAGTCTAATATTGGATGAACTGTTTCCTACTATTGCCGATTTAAAATTGGTAGTCCCGACCCTTGGAACGAGTGTTGATAAGGAAAAACTGAATAGCTCGGCAACTTCTGCCAAAAAACAGATTTGCAACATTATTACGCCTGCTATTTATGCAACGATAATCGGCGCAAATGGCGTTGCAGCTCAGAAAGCAGCCCTAGCACAAGCCCTTGCCAATGCCACGATGGCTAAGCAGGTAGCCTTCGATGTTATTGAGTACCGCAAGGCAGATATAGCCGTCTATAAGAATGAGCAGGAAAACATGCGCCGTTCATTCATGGAGAATTATTATAACGCCATGGATACATTGTTATACCTACTCAAGGATGATAATGTTTGGAAAGAAACCGCCTTCTACAAACAACAGCAAGAACTTAAGATCTCCACTGCTGAAGACTTTAATGCCCTTTATCCGATTGATAGCTCATACCTCTTTTTCTTCAGGACCATGGCCATTCAAGCTGAGATAATTGATGATCATTTATCCGGATACTTTGAACTGGCTACCAAGAAAGAGGATGTGAAGGCAACAAAGAAGCTCAATCGCGCTCTGGCACAGATGACAGTTTCCGTCGCCATCCAACGCTTTGATCCAATTGAGCTTCCCTCTACAATCAGAAATTTGTTTGATGATTCAACCGCGACGCGCTCAGGTGACTCAGAACAAACTCGCTTGCTTGACCTGGCTAAGCAGTTGATGACTCAGGCATTGGAAACAGTTAAAGCTGTAGACATGGTACTAAACATCACAGAAACGACTATTAGCGTCGATGTTGAGACTTCGTTCAACCGTCCAGAAGATGGCATATTCTTTTTAGGATGACAATAAAACGAAACATATCATTCGCACACGGAGATAAAGTATTCGAAATACCGAATGCCTGGGATCTACTTTCACCAGATCAGTTTCTGAACCTGTACAAAAACATTCAGCTCTACACTGATGGCAAACTGTCTGTCGGCATGGTCAAGGTCTTGTATATCTGCGATGTCATGGGTTGGAACCCTAAGAAGATCAAAGGAGACGACGCCCTATGCAACCTTGCCATGCTGGCTGATCAGGTCACATTCATTTTCAATATTGTATATCCGGAAGCTGTCCTCAACGTCTTAAATGCCGAAGAACAGTCATTCTTTAGGAAAGTATTGCCGGAACGATCAACGCAACCCATTGCCCGGTATTTGGCAAAACAACAGTATGAATTTGCCCTCGACTCTTGTTTTTGTGCGCAGCTGCTGCCCAAGATTACAATATCCGGTAAAGACTTCTTTTCGTATAAAATAAACACTTCCTACGATGCCCTAACCTGCAGTTTAGTTGCCATTCAATATCTGGAAGCCCGATCGCTCGTCGGCGGTAGAAAGGAACAATTGCCATTACTTGCTTCCATACTTTACCAGGATGGTAAATACGAATCCTCAAAAGCGCACGATCAGGCCATTTTGTTTGCTTCACTCGATGAATCAATCCTGGAAGCAATAGCCTTCAATTTCATCAGCATGAACAATTATATATTCCAGCGCACTCAATATAAGTTATTGACTCAAGGGAAGTCAAATACTGAAAGCTCTATGTCCGTAAATGCTACCGATGCCCTCTATAATCTTTCTGCTGATAATTATGGAGATATCAACACCATCGAGCAAATGAATTTGCTTCAGTACCTATCGATCAATCGAAAGAAGACCATTGAGTCCGTTCGCAGCCTTAATGAAGCAAAGGTCAAAACAACCGATATCGCTGAAAAAACTGGATTACCCATTCACATAATCGATGAAATACTGAAATGATTATCCTGGACATTTTCAAATATTTTGCCCAATTCCCCAAAAAGGAAAATGTGCTCAAGCTTTTTTCAAATGGGAAAAGCTCAATCTCTGGTTATTCCGACTTATTGACCTTCATCACCAACATGACTGTTCATTCCAGGATCCCTTCATTGACCGGCTTTGTTTTCGGTGCAGATGAAGAGGTCGTTAAAATGCAAGTAGATAAATGCGAAGGGTTTATTCTATTTGTTGATTATGGCGAGATCAATGCTGGAACCGATTCTCGTAACAGCATACAGAATAATTGGAAGATGGCCATCACGATTATGGGCAAGCTTCCTTCTGGAGTGGATCCAGTTGAAAATGCGTTAAATTCTGAATTAGCTCTCTCCATCGCACGTAGTATCTTATCAATGATGCTCGCTGATCAGACTGAATGTTCCTGGCTCAAGGAATTGAGCAAATCTTATTACCTGGCTCCTTTCGATCATAAAAGCTGGTCCTGTCATGGCTGGTCCGTCGTATTTGAACGTGAAGGTGCTGATATGTTGAACCTCAAGAACCTATAACAATGCAAGCTCCTATCTACAAATGGCTTTTTGCCCTCCTCGGCGGTGTGACAGCAGTTTTATGCAACACGGCTATTTTCATTATCGTATGCACTTTTGCCATCTGTATGGATTGTTACACATCATGGGAATTGTCTAAGCGTGTCAAGGCAAAATACCCGGCTGCAGCCACAGGCAAGTTTAAGAGTAAAAATGCCAAGCGGATCATTCCGACCATGCTGGAGATCTATTCACTTATACTCCTAGCGTACCTCATTGATCATTATGTTTTAGTCATGTTTTCCGGATTGTTCCTTGCCAATTTTGTTACCGGCATCTTTTGTTTTATCCAGGTATGGTCCATGCTTGAAAATAAGTCCAGCTGTAATGGTGCCAAGTGGGCTAAAATGATGCAAAAGATTATGATAGACAAGGCAGAGAGGCATTTTGATATTGATTGTTCAGACCTAAAAAATAAAGCTGATGAAAATATTAATTGACAACGGCCACGGCCAAGAAACGCCCGGTAAACGTTCCCCCGTTTGGCCTGATGGCTCACAATTACTGGAATGGAAATATGCACGTGAAATTGCGCACAAGGTCGTTATCGCGCTTAAAACCTTAGGCATAGCAGCCGAAGTTCTTGTTCCTGAAAGCAATGATGTATCTCTCGCAGAGCGCTGCCGTCGCGTGAACCGGATAGCATCAGTAATCGGTCGTAAAAACTGCCTACTTGTTTCCATTCATGTGAACGCTTCTACCGGCCTTCCAAATGCCAAAGCTCGCGGGTGGGAGATCCATACATATTCTGGTCAGTCCATTTCTGATACTTATGCCACTATCTTCTACAATGAAGCAAAGGCTTTGCTCATGGATGATACCAAGATGCGTGGGGATTGGTCCGATAAGGATCCTGATTGGGATTCAAATTTTGCCATGCTTCGTGACACCATCTGTCCATCCGTACTGACTGAGAACTGTTTCATGGATAACATTGATGACTGCAAATATCTTCTTTCCGAAAATGGCAAAAAAGAGATTGTAGCCCTTCATATCAACGCCATTGAAAAAATAATTGAACTCTGCTGATTTATGAAAGCATCTAAATATCTGAAGGAAATTCGTTGGTTCCTTCGTAACTATTGGTCACAAATAAAACTTGTACGATGAAAAAACTAATTGAACGATTTCTCAATGCCTGGAACGCTAAAACTCCCAAGCTATGGAAATTCCTGCGCAACCTTGCCGGGTTCATTACCCTTGCCGTGCCATTCTTGGCCGGAATGACAGCCTCCATTCCAAACATAACCGTTCCGGGATGGTTTACCCAGTATTCCTGGTACTTGATGGCTGGAGCTGGTCTGTTGACTATATTTGCCGGTACAAGGCAGAAAAAGGAAAACGCCGATGAAACAGCTGCTTAAGCTCATTCCATACTTGATCATCATGGGGCTCGCCATTTACATCGTTGTCTCCCATGAACGACCGATACCTGGTCCGGATCCGGAAACAACGGACGTAGTTTACACCGATAGCCTGGCAATCCTTGAAACTAAGGTTGATTCCTTAGAAGCGGACGCAGCACTCCGACTATCCAACCTGGACCGAATTCGCAAAACACAACTCGCACAACAACGCCAATATTATGAAAATCAAATTCGTCACACTCATTACATGCCTGCTGATAGCGCACTTATCTTTTTCACAGCGCATACAAGTGGAAGCCGGCGACACGATGGCAGTGGTTCCGATTGAACAGATCCGACAGGCCAACTCCATCTTTGTACAAAAAGACTCCCTGCAGGCTGAACTTGAACTGGTAGAATTGGAAGCAGCAATGCTCGATAGCTCTGTTATAACTCTCAAGCAAATCATATTAGTGCAGAAGGACGAAAATATACTACAGGAACGACGGGTAAGCTTATTTCAGACCGCATATAAAAATTGCAGAACGGAATCTAAACAAGCAAGAACCAACGCCTTCTTGATAGGGCTTGGTGCTGGAGCTATCCTCGACATTGGAATTCGGCTGCTGGCACTAATTATCTAAAAGCTAAAAGCCTCGGAACATTCCGGGGCTTTTTTGTTTATATTTGCGGAAACCTTAATTTTAATGACCATGGGCATAATTACCATTATTCTCCTGCTATTTTTAGTGTTATTATTTTTTTGGAATATCAATCTAAATGACAAGATAAATATTCTAAGTAAGAAACAGGAGGTTTTTGAAGAGAAGTTTAGACGACTGTTATTTGTTTTACAAAGTCATGATGATGAAGAGAACATTCAATCAGCTAAAAAAAATAAATCATCAAGCAAGAACAAGATAATAGCTGAAGTCTTTCATGATCCTCTCAAAGGTGATGTACTAAAGCCTGAACTTAGAACGGCAGATCCAGAATCTCCCTTATTTGGAAAAAAAGTTGTTTTCACAGGATTACTCTCGGGATATGAAAGAGTTGGAGCTGCAAGCATTACAAAATTTATGGGGGCTGATATCAATGGAAGTATATCTAAGAGAACAAATTATGTTGTAGTTGGCTCAGATCCAGGGCCAAGAAAAATGCAAATGATTGAAGAATTAAATGAAGCAGGCGCTAATATTAAACTTTTGAATGAAATTGAATTTCATGCAATGGTAGAACCTTATTATGAACAATACAAAACTTATTCAATGAAAAACAACTATATTTGAAACGCAAAAACTTTCTTACATATTACTTCTAACATGGATAAATGGCGGCTGTCGTTACCCCCTAGGAGTAATCTGAGGAAAGTTTTTGCGAACACGGGTACGGCAGCCGTTCTATTTTGCCGTTAATACCTTCTAAAATGTCTGAAACAAAAAGCAATATTGGCTCTTATATTGATGTGCTGATGGAGTCTTTTAAGCCGGCCAATACAAACGAAGGTGCTACGCACTTCTTCTCTACCGATGAGATTCATGATGCTATCATCCAATTAAACCCTGGAGCCGATATTTCCAGTCAGGATGTTTACCAGGCAATGATTGATGCCGGATTCATTTTTAAACCACGCGCCGGCACATCCGGCATAGACTTCCGCTGGTTGCTTTTACAGAAATAATTAACCTATAGGTGAATTTTAAGCCCGGACCGTTTATTTGGATCCGGGCTTTGTCCTTTTTGTGGCTATCGTAATGAGCCATATTTGCACTGTGTTTTTCATGGTAAATTTAAGGTTAGGATGCTCGGCGGACTGCGAAGTTGCGCCGAGTTTCTTTTATTGTCCTTTATTCAGGACTGCCCGGCCAATACCTTCGCTAAAAACGAATCGGAATGGTCACGACCGAACTTATTAATCGGACATATATTGAAAGAATCATTGCTCGCGATGATATTGTTATCCGCAAGACTCAGAGTGATGTAGTATCTACCTACCTGACAAATGGTACAGGAAGGCTCAATTTATATATAAAGAACTCTCAACATCACATTGAAGGCACTCATTTTGTTTTTCCAATCCTTAATTACCTCCGTTTCCTGGATATAAAAAAATCAAGTCGCCGGATGATGGCTGAACGTAGTCATTTAGCGATATACAATAGAGTCGTATGGGGTGTATTATATCATGAAACCCTTCCATCCCTACGGTACGGATTGACTCAAGACATCCGCAATGGCATCAAAAATGAATTGATTGCCGCCACACAGCAACAAAACATAGTATTCCCCGAATAAAACCAACGATCATGGGAAAGAAACTCACCGAAGATGAAATCAAATGGATCCTTTCTGTTGAAAGCTCAGAAGCTCAGCAGGAAATTCACAAATTGACTCAGGCTAATAAAGATTTAGCCAAGGCAAATAAGGCTCGTTTAGAGCAAATGATTCGTCTGGAATCCCAGGGTAAAAAAGATACTGCAGAATGGAAGGAGCTTGATAAGATTATAAAGCAGAATACCCAATCGATAAGCAAGAATAAAGAAATGATTTCTCAGCTGGAGGGGAAAATGAAGATCACAGAGCTGACCATGTCCCAGCTTAGAAAGAAAGCCCGCGACTTGCAACGGCAACTTGATGATACGGTCAAAGCTACGCATCCAGAAGAATGGAATCGACTTGATAAAGACCTAAAGACTGTCAGATCTCGAATGGATGAGCTTAAAAGCTCCTCGAAAAATGTAGGGGAAGGGTTCGGTAAGATTGGGAACACTCTAAAAGCTGCAGGGATTGCTGCCGTAGCTGCTATTGCATTTAAAGTTGTGTCGTCTCTATTCTCTAAGATGAAAGAGTTAACTACGCAAAGTCTTGAGATGGCCACTACTGCTGACGGTGTTGTGCATGCCTTTGATAAACTTAACCGTCCGGATATCCTTGATGATTTACGTGAAGCGACCAACAATACCGTCAATGATCTTACTCTGATGAAAGCTTCAGTCAAAGCCGATGACCTTGGACTTTCCTTCGACGAATTGGCCAACTATCTCGCTTTGGCAGAAATGCAGGCTGAAAAGACGGGGGAGTCCATAGATGACCTGATGGATAAGTTGCTTAAGGGTATTGCTCGCCAATCATCAAAATCGCTGATAAACTTAGGCATATCTAAATCCGAAATTGAGGCCAAGAAAAAAGAAACAGGAGACTTCATGTCGGCAATCAATGCCATTGTCAAACAGCGTCTTCAAGAACAGGGTGATGATTACCAATCTGCAGGTGACCGCGAAGAACAACAAATGGTAAGACTCCAGAATGCCCAGCTGGAACTTGGAAAAAATTTGTTGCCGCTGAAGGAAAAGTGGGACCGGTTCTGGACATCGGTACAAGTTGGCGGCCTTCAGGCCATTGCTACTTTTGGAAAGCTCACCAATTCCACCAAAAATGCAAATGATAGATTCAGTTCTCAATTCGATATTGTCAAAAATCTGCAATCAACAATCATACCCTTGACAAGCAGATATGAGGAGCTGAATAAGAAAACAAATAAATCCGCTGAAGAGCACAAAGAATTAAAAACTATCATCGGCCAGATTTCCACTGCTGTACCAACTGCCGTATCAAAATGGGATCAGTATGGTAATGCCATTGAGATCAGCACCGATAAGGTAAAACGCTTTTTAGAGCTTCAAAAGGCTGGTTTGAAACTGATGAATAGAGATCTTATCCGGCAGGCAGAGAATGAAAAGAAGAAGGCTCAGAGTGACGTTGCCACTTTTACTGAAATGTATAATAAAGGCCATTACATGGGTAAAAACGGATTGTACGGAACGAGCAATATCGCCTATACTCCTGAAGAGATGGCTAACCTAAAAAAGAAAATTGATGAAGCCGCTGCCATAATTAAGGAATCTAATGATGCCATTATGATGCTGAATGGCGACTCCATTGAACAGCAGATAAATGCCGCCATTGAGAAAGATAATAAACTGCAGGCTCAAAAAGAGACCTTCAACAAAATGAATAAGGCACAATTGACTTCATGGCTGAAGGATGAAAAGAATGCCGCTAATGAGTATCGTTCAATCGCTCGCGACATCTTTGATTCCAAATTTGGCGAATCTGAGGGCAGTGGAGATAAGAACAAAAAGGATCCATACAAAGACCGTCTTGATGCTCTTGATGCCGAATTGCTGAAGGAACAGGTATTGCTCAAGCAGTCAAAAAAAACAAAAGAGGAAGTTGATAATGAATTGATCGCACTCGAAGTTAAATACCTGGAGAAAAAACGTGATCTGTATAAAGCCGATACAGCTGGGTATAATGACTATCAAAACCAATTACTGGATATTGCACGAAATAAGCAACTGACTGCAAACACAGCACTTCTTAAAGGCATCGAGGATGGCCATAAGTCAGTTATTGCTTCAACAAATGCATACGAGCAGGCCCGCCTTTTGTTCCTGGATAATTCACTGGAAAAAAAAATAATAACCCAGGATCAATACAATGCTGCAGTCATTGCCCTTGATATTGTCCTGGCTGAACGACGTCTAAAGGAAGCCCAAGAATATGCTGAGTTGATTCGTGGTACAACCTACAATACAGAAGCCGACAAAAAACAAGCCGTTGCAGCCGCTACCGAAGCTGAAACTGCCGCCAATATTGCACTTAATACAGCCAAGCGTAATCAGACAGCTGCCGAAATAAAAGCGACCAAGGAACACCAGGACAAGCTCGAACAAATGCGCCGTGAACTTGGTCTCGACAAGGAAAAGCTATCATACAAAGCCGGACTGATCGCACTTAAGGAAAAGCTTAAAGATGCTGAATCGACAGAAAAGCAAAGTGCTGATGCTATCCTAGCATACAAACTCCAAAAAGCTGGAGAGTATGCTTCACAAGCCAGTGCCCTGGCCAATACGGTAGCCACCGCCATCGGTGCCCTTCAGCAATCTGAAATGGATCAACTGGATGCCAAATACGATGTTGAGATAGCCGGAGCACAGGGAAACACCAAAAAGGTAGAGAAACTCGAAAAGGAAAAGGAAAAGAAGAAACTGGATATTCAGAAAAAATATGCCGACGCCCAGTTTGCTGTCAAAACTTCCCAGATTGTAGCTGACACCGCTGTCTCTATTATGAGAGGCTTCGCCGATCTTGGCCCCATCGCAGGTGCAATAGCTGCCGTATTTCTTGGCATTGCCGGTGCTGCACAGTTCAAATCGGCCAAAGCAGAACGTGATAAAATAAAGAACATGAAAGTTGCCGGTGCCGAAACCGGTGGATACCTCGACGTAACCCGCGCTCAAGATGGAAAGGTGTATCGTAATGCCATCATCGATCCTGACAAGCGCGGTTACGTTGACCGGCCAACGATACTTGCCGGTGAAGGTGGACCAGGTAAATCCCTCGAGTGGGTTGCTTCCAATCAAGCAATGAGGAACCCAACTGTCGCTTCCTTCATTAATATCCTGGACAAACATCAGCAAGCCGGCACCATCCGTACCCTGGACATGAACCAACTCATTCGTGCCAACATGGCCGGATATGCCACCGGTGGATTCATATCCAAATCAAGCTCCAGCTCCAGTGACCCCCGCTTCACACCAACCCAACCAATGGATTCAGCCATTTATGAACGCCTTGCCTTGATACTAGAAGACCTGCAGACCAATGGTCTCCCATCCTTCATGGTTCTCAGCCAGTTTGAAAAAACACTGGCCATGCGTGACAAAGCCAGAAACATTGGATCCAAAAACCGCAAGTCATGAAAGTAACGAATAATGCTACCGGAAAAGTCTACATGCTTTATCCGAACACCGAACTGCAGATTGAACGCACCAACCCATTTTTCAACAGCTACGGTGAGCAGTCTCTTCCCATTTCCATCCCGACAGAACAGAATAGCGAACAGCTCGGTAACCCACAAGATCCCAACAATAAAGCCAAACCATCACAGAGCACCGTCGTGACAATCTCCGACGGTGATTACATCCAACAAGCAAGGCAAGCCATTCTATCCAGCCAACAAAAGAAAAGCACCGCCATGGCATTCTACATCAACGAAGGAGCATTCTATGCAGCCATGCCCGACACCAAGGTAAAGACCATTTTTGGAGATGAAACCGTTCCAGGAATTTCAACAATTGCCCAAGCTATTACCTTCTGCCGCTCACTTCTTACAGGTAATGACGAACGCTTCACCATCTTCCCCGTTCTTATCGATGGCGCAACCGATACTGAGAAACGCTGGATCAACCGACTCGACTTTCTCGACGCTCAAGGGGACTACCTTGAAGGTCGATATCGCGCAGAGCCACTTTATAATGTTGGTCTTACCCCGAATTTTTACAACGCATTCATCCGGAGCGAACTCATCGATGAAGAAACCTTTACCATTCCTGCAGGAACCTACATGTCCCCATTCATGAAAGGCAATTATCTGCTGAAACGTATTTTCCAATACTTCGGATATACCCTTGACAACTCCTTTCTGAACGATGAACCCTTCGCCTCCATGGTGTTCATCAACAATACCGCCGATACATTGGCCAAGGGAGTCATCCGTTTTTCCGATATCGTTCCAACTTTGACCTGCAGCGACATTTTGAACATTTACCGTGGCAAATTCCATGGAGAATTTATACCCGACGAACTGAACAAAACCATCCGCTTCATCCAGTTCGACACACCCTTATCCACGCCGGCCAGCGTTGACCTTTCCAACAACTTAACCTCGAAACCAATTATTGGGTTCCCGGAGAAATACAAACAGATCCGTCTCTCATCTGCCGACATCATTTCCGACAATGATACGGATGAATTCGACAATGTTCCGGCACTGCTCGCCGCTTTCCCTACTGCTCAACTGGAGAAGGTTGATAAATGCTTTTACAGAACTGGTTTTTTAAAAGGCATCATCAACTATGATAGGGTAGGGATGTCATCCATTCCATACCAGGACACACTGACACTGGAAATAGAAGACATCTCAATTCCAGACTGCATGCCGGTCATGATACCAACGGATGTTGTCGCATACGATACCAGTGAAGGTACACGCATGTCTCCACACTACATTCCAATGCCTTACATTGGCGTAGGGAACTTCCTAAACTCTAAACTTAAGAGTGACATAACCGATGATACCATCGTCGAAACCGTAACCGCATCCACCACCGCCGAACAAAAGGCCATCCTAGCGTTCAACTACGATGGAAACGCTCATGGCTACCGACTTGGAACCATTTCCGATTACAATTACTTAAGTGTGAAACTTTGGGATTACGCCCTCTGTTACAACGGTCCAGACGGCCTCTTTGAAAAGTTCTATCGTAAACACGACGACCTGTTGAGAAATAGCCTGCACACTTATCGTGCCGAACTCCTATTGACCAACTTGCTAAAACGCTCCATCCCGGCACACGAAAAAATAATCATCAACGGAATGGAGCTGCTCATCAATTCACTCAAGTATAAAATTGGTGGATCCAGTGATCCTGAAGAATCTGATTTTTTTACTACCCACCTATATACTCCAATCAATTCAGCCATTGATGAAGCAACTAGGTTGGCTCCCCCAACTTATAGATGGTCCGCAACCATAATAAGAACAGAAATTACTCAGGCACAATATAATGCGTCTCCATATAAAGACCTGGTAAATCCAATTTTCTTTCCAAATCACCCCACTGCGATTGGACAAGTTCTCAACTTTTACACAGCGTATAGTCCGAGTGAACGTAACCCCTCCTATTCATTATTAACCTACCGATACACCTCCGTGGCCAACTAACTGTCCTTTTTATAAATCTGCACCTCCAATACCTTTGTTCAAAACCTACAAATAATGACCATCGTAAGCCAACCCACATCCCTGGAGCTTTCCGGTAACCTTCCAAAATTCGTCATTGCCTCTGCAGAGGCATTCACGTTCAAATTGAAAAAAGGCGAAACCGTACTCCTGGAACGTTCTTATGATCCAGGTACTGCCGGACAGGTTGAGATTGACGTTCGCGATATCGTGGAAGCCAACCTTTCCTTCACCCTACAGGACGCCTCCGTTTCCTACGTTCAGACAGATATCGCAGCAACCTTCACTGCCGAAATCGGCGCCACCACCGTCACTTTTAAAGTGATCCGTGCCGGTGTTGAGAACTTCAGCGACACTGCCGCCAATTTCCTGACCGCCAACTGGCTCACCTGGCAACCTCAGATCAAGAAAGTTTCCTACTTCACGCCTGAGTTTCTCACCTACTACGCCCTAGTTGCCAGCGTTGTCAAATGCAAAGCCTACTTTGCCGACAATACCACTGAAACCATCACCCTGGAATCAGATGCAGCTGGATCAGCGTACACCATCCCACTTCAGTACGCTCTGATCAACTCCAAGTTGACCAAAAAATTACCATGCTATTTTGATGTTTGGGTAGAAAATGCAACCGGCGACCGGCTTACCTATATCCAGCGTTTCACCGCCTCCAACAAACTGAGCGAAGACGAACAATGGATACTATTCGAGAACTCTCTTGGTGGATGCGATACTGCCCGTTGTTACGGTCTTATTGGCTTCAATGGCCAGCATACCCACAACCTGGCTGAGATTGACGAAGAATCCCAGGAGTATAGAGTCGATACCCTTCGCAAGTACAAAAAGAACACCGGTTCCCTGGACGAATATGAACGCCGCTGGATGCTGGACTTCTTTCCATCCAAAGGAAAGTTCATCTATGCCGACTCCGCTATCCGGAAGATCGTCGTTGTTGAGTCCGATGTCACCTACGACTCGAAGGACCTTCCATCCAGTTACAACTTTACCTTCCAATATGCAACTGCAAAACC